CTACGCGAGCGGCCGTATGGACCATCAGGTCTACGGCATGAATCAGCGTGTCGACCGCGACCAACTAGAGCGGACGTGCCTGGACCGCGTGCTGTCCGCCTGGGTGAACGAGGCCAGCCTGGCCGGCGTTATTCCTGACGGCCTGCCGCCGTTCTCCGAGTGGAACTGGGCGTGGGTGTGGGACGGCAAGGACCACGTCGACCCCAGCAAGGAAGCCAGCGCGACGCAGACGCGGCTCCTGACGCATACGACCACGCTGGCCGCCGAGTATGCGCGGCAGGGCAAGCGGTGGGATGTCGAGCTGCGGCAGCGTGCCGCCGAGCTGCAACTGATGGCCGAGTTGGGGCTGCCCATGGATTCATCCGCGCCACAGCAGCCTCAGGTCGTGGAGTTGCCGCAGTGACCGACTACGACGACGAAGACGAAACCCTGGTGGAGTTCCTGTGATGTCAAAACTCTCGATCGCGAGCGATGTGGAGTTTCTGCTGCAGGCCGCCGACGGTGAACCGCCGCGGGCCGGTGATCATCGACCTGGCCGGCATGACGCTGCCGCCGACCGTGCCGATCGTCATGGGTCACGACTACGCGCTGGGGTCGATCCTCGGCCAGGGCGTGCCGAGCGTGCAGGGCGGGCAGCTCGTGGTCGAGGGCGAGATCCTCGCGGACAGCGAGACCGCCCGCCAGGTGCTGGCACTGGCCGAGCGCGGCTACCAGTGGCAGGCGAGCGTCGGCGCCGATGTCGGCCGCCACCTCAAGTTCAACGAAGGCCAAGCCACCACCGTCAACGGGCAGACCGTCACCGGCCCTGTCCGCGTCGTCAGGGCCTCCACGCTGCGGGAGACCTCATTCGTCACCCTTGGGGCCGATCGCAGCACGGCCATCAGCATCGCCGCAGACGCGGCGGAGGAGATCCCTATGGCGGATACCGCCACCAAGCCCACGGACGAGGTCGTCGAGGCCGCGGCCGTGGCAGCCCCGGCGGAGACCGCCGTGGTGTCGCAGACCCCGCCCGCGCCCGTGGCCGATCGCAGCGCCGAGCTGCTGGCCGAGATCGAGATCCTCAAGAAGAAAGTCACGACCATGGAACAGCTCCAGGCTACACGCGACGATCGTCCGTCCGGTCCCGCCGTCCACGTGGTCACCAACACGCCGCCGACGGCCGAGGTGATCGAGGCGTCTTTCGCGCTGCAGGGCAGCCTGCCCGGCATCGAAAAGAAGTATTCGGCGCAGGTGCTCGAGGCGGCCGACAAGGCCCGCCGCGAGATCACGATTAGCGAGGTGCTCGTGCAGGCGGCCGCCGCCAACGGCTACGACGGTCCGCGTCGGCTCAACGCCGCCACGCTCCGTCCGATCCTCGCCGCGGCGTGGGCGACCCACGAGATTTCCAACATCCTGTCGGCGACGGTCAACAAGTTCCTCCTGGCCGGCTTCGACTCCGTCGAGAACGCCTGGCGGAGCATCTCGGCGGTGCGCTCGGTCAACGACTTCAAGACCGTGACCAGCTACCGTCTCAACGGTGCGTTCTCGTTCGAAAAGGTCGCCAATGGCGGCACGCTCAAGAACGCGAAGGCCACCGACGAGAATCGGACGATCAGTGCCGAGACCTACGGGATCATGACGTCGGTCACCCGTACCGACCTGATCAACGACGACCTCGGTGCCCTGACCGCGGTCCCGCAGCGGATCGGTCGCGGTGGCGCGCTCAAGCTCAACGACGTGTTCTGGACCGCGTTCCTCGATGATTCGTCGTTCTTCACGACGGGCAAGGGCAACAAGAAGACCTCGGCCACGGCCCTCGGCCTGGCGGGTCTCAAGGAAGCCCTGGCGCTGTACCGGAAGCTCAAGGACACCGACGGCAAGCCGATGGCGGTGCAGCCGCGTGTCCTGCTCGTCCCGGTCGACCTCGAGGTCACCGCGGCCGAGCTGATGAACAGCGTCCAGATCGCCAGCGGCAACACGAACGGACAGCCGTCCACCAACGTGTTCGCGGGTCGGTACGAGGTCGTGTCGTCGACGTATCTGACCGATACGGCCGACTACTACCTCCTCGCCAGCCCCGCCGACATGCCGGTGATGGAGGTCGCCTTCCTCAACGGCGTGCAGTCGCCCGTCGTCGAGACCGCCGAGGCCGACTTCCACACGCTCGGCGTGCAGATGCGCGGTTACTTTGATTTCGGCTGTGCGAAGGCCGAGGACAAGGCCGGCGTGAAGATGGACGTCTGACACGTGTCGTGATCATCGCCCGGCCGGCCGGACCGTCCGCGCCGGCCGGGCACCCGATCGATCCTCCAGTTTCCAGAAAGGTTTCCTGCTATGTCGACTTCCGATTACGTCGGTGATGACGGCCTTCTCGACTACACGCCCGGTTCCGCGGTCGCGGCCGGGGACGTGGTCGTCATCGGATCGCTCGTCGCCGTCGCCCCGCGTCCGATCGCCGCCAACGCGCTCGGCACGCTCTCGATCGAGGGCGTCTACTCGCTGCCGTGTGCGTCCGGTGCAACCGGCGCCCAGGGTTCGGCGATCAACTGGTACGCCACCTCCGGTGTCGCGCATGCGTCGACCGGTGTGGCCGCCGGCAAGCTCGCGAAGGCGCGCGCCGCCGCCGACACGACGGTGGACGTGATCCTGAACAAGTAGGCCGTCGAGACCCACGCAACCCGCCGCCGGCGCGTGCCGTCACGCGCCGCGGCGGCGTCGTGGACAGGAGTGACCGATGGCCGACCTGCTCGCATCCGGTGCTGCGTGGCTCGCCGACCGGCTGGCTGCGTCCGCCGGGCGGACGGTGCGGTACGTGCGCGGTCAGACGACGGCCAACGTCACGGCGACGGTCGGGCAAAGCCTCTTCGAGGCCGCCGGACAGAACGGCGTGATGGAGCGGTGGGAGTCACGTGATTTCGTGATCAAGACGGGGTCGTTTCCGCTCGGCGTGCCAGAGCGGCACGATCGCGTCATCGACACGCAGGGCGGCGCGGACGTCACCTACGAAGTGTCTGCCCCGCGCGGCGTTCCTGTCTGGCGATACGGCGACGGGTTCCGGGCGACCATGCGAATCCACACGAAGGCCGTGGCTGACGACACCGCTACCTCCCCTGCCCTGCTGGTGCGGTGGTACGGCTCGAGCACGTCCGCGGCGATCACCGACGAGCAGATCGTTGCCCAGCTGTCGAGCGACATGGCAGACGCTCGAGCACAGACGCGGTCGATCGTGGCGTCGGCCGCCTACCTCTACGTGGTGCTGCCGACCTCGTTCGGATCGCCGACGTTCACGATCGGCGGCCTGGTCAACTCCGCCTGGCAGACCACCACCAGGTCGATCACGTTCGACGGGCAGGCCGCGCGCAGCTACACGGTGTACCGTTCGACCTACCCGATCACCGGCACCGTCGTCCTCGTGGTGACCTGATGGCGCAGATACAGGGCACCAACGTCGCCGCACCGGTCGTGCCGTTCGACACGACCGACGTGCATCCCAGCCACGAGGCGCTTTACGGAAAGGGCGGCTACCGCACGGTCGCTGACAACGCGGCACGCGACGCGATCCCGTCAGCACGCCGCGAAGCCGGGATGCTGGTGCACGTCGCTGACACCGGGCTGCTCTGGCAGCTCGGTGCCGACCTCACGACCTGGTCGGCGTTCGCGACGAGCGGCGCGACCGGGCCAACCGGCCCGCATGGATCTACAGGCGGCGTCGGCGCCACAGGCAGCACTGGCAGCACTGGGCCGACTGGTGCGGCCGGCCAGTCGATCACCGGACCCGCTGGTGCCGTTGGCAGTGCAGGTGCGACGGGGCCGACCGGTAGCCAAGGCGTAACCGGGTCGGCAGGGCCGACCGGACCTGCAGGCGTCGCCGGCCAGTCAGGACCGCAAGGAGTCACAGGTGCGACAGGGCCGACAGGTTCGTCCGGGGCAGCGGGTGCGGCCGGCAGCACGGGAGCGACGGGGCCGACCGGCAGCCAAGGTGCAGTTGGTGACGTCGGAGCAACCGGCCCCACCGGCGCCCAGGGCGTGCAAGGCAGCCAAGGCGTGACCGGCCCGACGGGTGCGTCCGGTGCCGTAGGAGACGTCGGCGCGACTGGGGCAACTGGCAGCCAAGGCGACGTTGGCGCAACTGGTGCGACAGGGCCGACCGGTTCGCAGGGTGACACGGGCAGCACTGGGCCAACGGGCGCCCAAGGCGTACAGGGCATCGAAGGCGTCACCGGACCGACTGGTGTCGCCGGCGCGCAAGGCGACGTTGGCAGTACTGGTCCCACAGGCGATCAAGGCGACGTTGGCGCGACCGGCCCCACCGGCAGCACCGGACCACAGGGCAGCGTCGGTGATGCCGGTGCAACCGGGCCAACGGGTAGCACGGGCGCCGTAGGCGGCGTCGGCCCAACAGGCCCGACAGGCGCACAAGGCGACCAA